ACTTCTTTAGTTACATACTTAGCAATAGAAGAACCATTTTTAGATGTGTCCTCAGCAACAAAATCTATACCATTAGTGTAAGTTATTTTTCCAACCTCAAGATATGAATTTTCTTCATCTGGTTGGTTGGGATATTTTATAAAGTCCCCTACACGGAATATATCAGCAACCTGATCTCCAGTAACTGCATTTCTGTTGAAAAGAACATTGTCAATTATTCTACCATTAAAGTCATCATTGATTGGATTAGTATCAACTCTCAATGTTAATTGTTGAGTTTGAGTATTCCAAATAGTTGCCTTACCAGTAATTACATTATCATAAGTTTCATTTAATATATTTGGATTACGTGCCACAATAGTAGCAGCATCATCTATAGAAGCAAATACTTGTGATGGGTTTGAATCTACAACAACATTTGTAAGACCTAACTGATTTCCTAGTGTTACTGTCTCTCCTTTTTGGAAGAACTGACTTGTCTTAACTCTTACATATACAACCTGACCATTAACTCTAGCAATCGTACCAGTTGTTTTTGTAGTTACACCTTTAATTGTTTGATCTGCTTGTAGTTGTGTACCACCATTTCCTGCAAGATTGAATTGATATACAGGATAGAACTCAACCACTTGATCTCTTCTACCAAATCTATCCTCCTGTCCAGTAGCATTCTCAACTCTATTAGTCACTGTTTTTACAGTAGCACTTGACAAATCTATTATTGGACTCAAATGAGACAAAGTAGACGATATGGTCATTTTGTATGTCAATGACTCAGATATGTTGTTCAAAGTCTCGTTAATGTCAGATGCAATAAACTTTTGATTAGTAAAGTAATGAGGTTCGTTTAAGAATGTTTTCTCATAACTTGCCTGTGAATATGAAGTATAGTTAATAGATGTAGAATCTACAGGAACTACATTAGTTGTCTTAACCTCTGTCTTTAATGATGTACCAGTAAATGATAGGTAAGAAACTTGTGGATATAATGTCTCAAATTTTCTGTTAAATGAAGCATATACCATATCTCCACCACCAACGGAATTGCCAGCAGCTTGAGAAGATGATTGTATATTATATGAATCAACACCAGAGTTACTTACTTGGAATAGTGACTCATTTAAAACAGATGTTGTAATACCGCCTGTTTCTAAAGCAGTTCTAAAGAATACGTAAGAATTTCCAGTTGTCTCAAATCCATGATCTCTGTGATTTACTTTGATTATACTGTTATTGTTTTTGAATAACTTAGATGTTGAATTTGTATTAGCACTTGCATTAGTTTCAAGTGGATTGTTTCCTAGCAACTCATAACCTAAACTAGCATTCTTGATTAATAGTTCTGCTGGTCTAGATGTATTAAACTCTGCACGATACATTGTAAATTTAAGATCTTCAAATATATCTTCTGTCCAACTTTCAGTATTTTGAGAACGGTAAACCGAACCTAAACCTGGTTGAGTTGTAATAACCGTACTTGTTGCTATATCGGTTTCTCCTAGTTTAGATGACCACAATTCGTAATCAATAGAATCTGTTTCTACAACAAGAGCATATTCAGTATCATTCTGTAAATATACTGGGTAATCAAAAGCAAAATGTGTAGGAGTAGTAGATTCTGTAACACCCTCTGTATCAACCGCTACACCCATTCTAACTGCTGGTGTATCTATTTCTATAAAGGTTTGTATTTCACATCCTCCAGCACCATTTCCGACGCCTTTTACAACAACTGATGGTGCTTCTGTATATCCAAATCCACTAAGTGCTACTTCAGCATTATAAATTTTACCACCAGAAACCTCGATACTTGCTGTGGCAGTAGATCCGCCAGGTAGTTGTGGACTCTCAATAGTAAGAATTGCACTATCGTAATTCAAACCTGTATTTGTAATTCTAATATCAGATAATTTACCACTATCTTTTACAATAGAAAGAACAAAATCTGTACCGCCTGTATCATTAGCAAGAGTGACAGATGGAATAATTAAATCCTCATTGGGTATGAATGATTTACCATTATGATTGCTAAGAACAACAGTGTAACATTGTTCATTTGTAAGACTGTATCTACCAGCTGCAGTTGCAACCAATTCTACATTGTTCTTATCAAACACTGATAAGATAGGACCTGATGCAGATGATGATGCACCAGTAACATTTTCACCTTTAAATATCGACATATTTCCACTAGCAGCACATTTTAAAAATGTATTTGGTGTTAATGTTTTTTCACTGCCTGGCACAATATTTTTTGCTGGTTTTTCAGCATCTACATTTGAGATGTATGTCTTGATAGGAATCGTAGAACTTTTCTTGTTAAAGTATAAATCAACACCTGTTACAAAACATCCACCATCTAAATTCTCTACCTTAAATGTTTGTGCAAGAGGATTGGGTCTTACAGGATTATCAGTATTGCTTTCAATTAACTGAACACCTTCGTTAGATTTAAAGATAGATGGTTTTGTAGAAACAATACTAGAGGGATTCTCTGGAAGAATACCAGTAGCATAATACTTAACCTCTGTGTATGTGTCTACCTCTGCTTTTGGTTGATTAGTAGCACTTGATGTAAACCTAAATGTGAGAATTCCTGTAGTAAAATTCAACGCCTCTGCTGATGTATCATATCCTACAGTATCAAGATCACCTGTCCATGTTGCGTTTTCATTAGGAGGTGATCCAGCTGGTAAAATAATTAAACCAGACGCATTACCATATTCATCAGTTGTTATAGGACCGTTAAATGCTGATAAAGAATTTCCTGCAACACCTGTAAATCTAAGGTCAGGATTTATCCAACGACTAATATCTCTACCCTCTAAGAATACGTAAATTCTTGTATTAGGTTTCATTCTACCAATTTTAAACTTGATAGGTTTACTTCTTGCAAAGAATGATAATGATGTAGAGACAATGTTGTCACCCACTGTTTTAGTTTGCAATCCTTTACCTACCTCATTATTTTGAGGACTAATATTAGAAGAACTTCCTACTGATGCATTCTGAACAGATGTATTAGCAACTTGTGTGTTAACTTCACCCAAAGAATTGATAGCAGTGAATGATGAAGAAGCACCTACCCAGTTAATAACAAATGAGTTATGTAAACTAGAAAAACTTTCTTTTACACTTTCTTTTGCTAAGAATATGTTGAATAGATCTGTATTTGTATCTACAACAACTGGTTCTATACTGTCATCATACCATTGATCTATTGATGGAGATACATCAGCATCACCAACGTATTGTAGTACAACAAATGGATTTGGATTTAATGTAGAAGAAGCAAAATTATTTCCTAACAATGATAATGGAGAATATGGCAATGTCACCATATGTCCTGATTTTTGATATCCAGAAACTGCTCTTTGATCTTGTCTTGTATTGACTTCTTTTAAACCTATAGAATCTTCTTTTGATTGAGGACGTAATACAGATTGTTGAGCATCAACAGCACAACGATAATCTAATGACTTAAGATTACCAACTTTATGTGCTTCAAAATTATCCACAACAAAACCAGACTTAAATCTGTCTAGACCAATCTCATCCTTAACTTGCATGTTAAGTGCTTGCTGTTCTAGTATGCTAAGTGTGGTGTAGTATTCTAATCTTTCAATACGTTTCTCTAACTTACCAATGTCACGCATTGTATAACGACGATTGTCCACAGGAGTAACTCTTACATCCTTACTTGTCTTAGTAAATGCAGGGATATACGCATAGAATAATGCAACAGCATCTTCTATTGGATCTGGTTTAGTTGGGTTTAGAGATGAGTTACCTTCGTTGACTACAAAGTTTCCTTTTTTATCTAAGAATATTCCATCAATACGATCTAAGTATTGAACTTGACTGAATGAGAAAGTAAACTCTAAGTTTTTATCGGGAGCAGGACTACTAGAAACAATAGCACCAGCACCAGAGAATGATCCTTCAGTTCTCTCTAATGTTGATGTATCAAGGAAACCTGGTATAATAGCAGTGCTATCTACTTTTGGTCTAAAATCAATTACATTCTTAAGTTCTACTATACCAAGTACGGATGAGTCAAATGTAGGAATTTCATCTTCTGAAACTCCTGCCTCATGTAAATAACTATCAATAGTACAGAAGTCTCCTTGTGAATGCTCAAAGTAATCAAAAGATATTACAAGTTGACCCGTAGTTTCTTCAAAACCAGGTTTTAATACAATTCTAGAAACGTCATAGATTGTATCTCTTTGTCCTGTATCAAATGTATATCTTGATGTAACATCTGTACCAGAAATTATGTTACCAGCACTATCAATCTCAGGTGGTTGTGATGATGTTCCTTCATAAATGTAATTTAATTTAAAAGCATCTGAATAAGATAAAATTTCTACAACCTCTGTATCGTAATCTGTACCTCTTAATGGAACAACCCGATCACCAGCAGATGTAACTGTTATTCTTTTATCTTTTACTACAGTCTTGAGTCTTGGTTTTGCATTAGATACCTCAAGAGTAGCGGTTAACTTAAGTTTAGGGAAAGAACCATTGGTTGGTATAGTTCCGAAATATGTTGATGGTAATTGTAAACTAATACTACCAGATGTAAGACCACTAGCAGTATCTGTGGCAGATGAAATTTCTACAACGTCCTCTGGAACATATATGATATCACCTTTAATAATATCAGGTGCATCGCCAGGATCCAATACAGTAATTATATAATTCTCTTCGCTAAATGCAGCAAACCTTTGTGTACCAAATGGTAACTGTGCAGCAAATGTAATAGTACCACCACCAGTGGTTGCAGTAGTTACAAAATCTCTACGGAAGAAATATTTTATCTTAGTATCATCTCCACCAGCAGAAATTTTAGATACTTGTTTACTACCACTAGAGAATAACAATGTGCCACTTGCAGCATTGTCTACCATAGGACGTAATCTGACAATACTGGAATTGGTAACTGCACCTGGCAAAGCAGTATCTAGATAGATTCTAGATTTATATACACCTTCTTGTTGTGTAGCAAATTGTACAATTGCTCTAACAAGATTATTGCTATCATCTGAAAATTGAACAAGGTCACCTTGTTGTACAACAGTAGATGCGTCTGCACTAAAACTTGTAGACTCTATGTAATTAGATCCCTGTGAACCAAAAAATGTAAAATCAGTTACACTTTTAATTTCTGAGAATTTTTGACTATCTACAACTACGTCTGCAGAGAATGAGTTAGCATTACCAGAACCATAAGAGCAACCAATTGATTTTACATTTTGTGGTGTATATGTGGTGACTGTATTTCTATACAAATAAGGAACTACAGCAGCTCCAGAACTAGGATTACCAACACCATCAGGTTGTTTTACCGTTACAGCTGGTGGTTGTGCGTATTCAATACCTACAGCAGATCTGTTTGCAATTGATGCCTTGTATATGCTACCATTTGTAGTTTTCAATAATTCAATTTTAGAACTATCAAATTCTAAACCATTGATAAGTAAAGTAGCACCATCAGCATACCCAAGACCTCTGTTTTGAACAACAAAATGAGATATTGTATTTTCTTTTGCAATTTTTACAGTTACGCCACCCTCATCTCTTATTGTTTCGCCAGGTAAAAATCTTCCAGATAATGTTTTAACAAATAGAATAGTTCCTGTGGAATAAACACCAGATGCAGTTCCCTCTACAACACCATAGGCACCACTATTAATTCCAAATACATATTTACCTTCATCAAAAGCGTTGCTTCCTACAGGAACTGACTCTAAAATAATTTTAGTAAAGAATTGAGGATCGAAATATGAAAATCCAAATGTAGTATTGTAAGCATTAGTTCCAGCAGCAAGACGACCTCTAGAAAGAACTATATCTGAATCTGAATTAAATCCAGAACCTCTTTGTTTTAAGAAAAAGTTATTTGGTTTTACTTTTCCTATCACAGGAGTAATTGTAGATGAGTAATCCACAATAAATCCAAATTCATCTCCAGAGTTATTAGTTTGTGCAGCTGCTTGAGTTAAGAAAATTTTTCTCTTTAATTCATCATCAGATAAATCATACTCCAATAACAAAGATTCTAGTTCATTTTTAGCACCAAATACTGTAAGTTCTAAAAACTGAACAGATGTTGACGAATTAATAAGTGGTTTATTAGTAGTAGCAAAAGATAGTGTTTTAAAAGAACCAATTGATGTTGGAGTACCAAGATCACTTTTTGTTTTAACAAAATAAAGAGTTCCAAATTGACTCTCAAATGTCGCATCTGTAACAGCACCTATAAGTGTAGTTGTATTTGTTATTTGAAGTGTAATTGTTTTAATACCATCATTAGGAGTAAAGGTGAGACCTCTTCTACTAATTGTTTGTCTATGTTCTGTAGATAGTTCTGTATTGTTTAATCCAACAGAACCATCATTAAATGTACTGTATAAAAATGTATCAGGATATGCAGTAAGATCAGATCCTTCTTTATTTAAAGGAACACTACCAAATACATTGGTAACACTAAATGTTGGAAGACCTTTAGATTTTAAAGTTACATTGTCAGTAGAGAGACTTTCTCTAGCTTTGTTTATTTCAAGATACTTAGTCTCTTTATTGACAATCTCAAAACCTTTAATGTATGCTTTACCAGGTCCTATACTTGCAACCATCTTCCTAGAAGATTCTGTTGCATTTAATCCATTGAATAAACCAAACTCATCTTGAGCATATAAACCTCTATTACCATCCTTACGTGCCCACTCTCTAATATCTACTGAAAAATTATCTACAACATAATCACCAGACTCATCGAATGTTCTACGTGCAAGAGTTTGCTCCAATACACTAAAATCTGTTGATTCTATTTTTCTTTGTATTACGCCTTTTGATACTGTAAGAAGTTGAATAAAATTCTTATCAGTAATCGCATTAAGGGCAAACTCCTTTAATACTAAAGATATCTTCAACCTATGTCCGCCAGGTGCAGTGTAGTTAGATGATCCTATTGCGTTATCATATAATGAGGGATCTTCTTCTGGAGTAACTATCTCTTCTTTAATTGTAAAACCAACTTTTGCGGATGGTTTATTAAAATATTCATCAATTATTAATAGTTCTGTGTTACAACGAACAAAATACCCATTAACAAAATAGATACCCTCTTCTACCTTTACAGCAGAACCAAATCCCATTGCAGGACTCTCTAACGAAGTTACT